AAAGAAACGAATGACTAAAGCACAAGTAAAACGCAAACTAAAGACTGTAAACAATGCAATGTATGATCTCTTTTTAGATAAGATGGGTCATGCTAATAGTGATGTGCCTTTTAGCACTCCTAAGTTATTAGAATTAAATAAAGCGATGCAAAGTGCAGTTAAAAGAGTTAAATGACGACTAAGATCTATAATGTCGAATTCCCTGCCTGGCTTAATGACTCAAGAACAGTGGAACAGTTACTTGTTCGACTGGTGCTTGTATATCTTACAGGAAAGGAGACAGGTGTAATATGATTGATTTAGCATTATTATTTTTTGCAAACTCTATACTAAAGGGGGATAAAGTCGTTCCCCCTACTATAGTTACAAATGATGTACCAATAGACCCAGGTCTTGATCCATCAAATAGGCCACAGTCAATGCGCAAAAGACCAAAACAACGTGATGACGGAACGTTTTTTGGACTATAATGCCGATTGCAGCAATCCCCCAGGGAATAGAACTCCGTAAAATTTCAGCCGGTCAACAAAAAGCTATAGATGAATTATTAAAAAAACAAAAAGAAACATCATTATTGAATACTGCTATCCCAACAACTGCACTCCTGGTAATTGCCGGCGGAGCTGCAGCTGTATTTTTGTTTAAAGACCAAATACAAACTTGGGCTGAAACACAAACAGGAAATTTATTGAATGCTGCTAAAGACAAAATTGTAGAAATTGCAACAGGTAGCGGTAGAGGTGTTGCTGAGATAATTACAAATGCAATTGGTAGAGATGAACCTAAAACACCTGCTAGTTTTACAGATGCTCAAGGTAATGTATTGACAATTCCACGTTGTACACGTTGGGAAACTGATTATGTTGATACACAAACACAAATTCAAGAAGGGGGAAGCGTTACTCTTTTAGCGTTGGCACAATTAAATATTATTAAAAATATGAAGTCGGAGAAATGTACAAGACCAATAATAATTAAACAATCTCAATGGGATTCCTATGTTTTATTGGGTTATGCTGTTGTCTGGACTGTTTTTTATTGGTTTCTAAGCCATGCTATAAGTTCTATGTCGAGGGATAAATGGATTCAATATGTAAGAAGTGAAGAAAGTGATGATGTTTTAGTTGAAGCACTTCAGGCAGTAATTGAAGAAATTGAAAATAGAATGCATGATAAACTCCAGGAGTTTCAATCTAGTTTTTTTGGTTCTGTAGGTTCAATGACTAAAAAAGCAAAGGATATGGATCCAATGACTAATTTAAGAAAGGCAGCCAAAACTGGAGACTGGCCTAGCATGATGATTGAGTACATGGCAAACAAAAGTGGTTTAGGGGGTATATTGGGTCAAAACAGCCCTAAAGAAGGGGTAAAACAGCCCAAAACAAGCCAAAAAGATGGGGTACCTAAGCCAATTAAAGGGTTGTATAAGCAGTAGTATAGTATTAAATAGTGGAATAGTAACGGTTTAATGGATTGGAAAGGTACCCTGGCTCACTCTAGAGTACCTTTCCTTACCTCTAACTCTTCCTATCCTTATCTTTTCTTAAAATAAAAAGGCGCGTAAAGAAGAGTTAAGTGTGGCTTTCGATCGCTTTCTTAATACCCCGTTCACATTCAATACAAAGATTTAATGCATCGTGATATTTGTATACTGCCTGACTTAAAAAGGACCGTCTACAGAGCGTACAGACTCTTTTCATGCGTTAGTAAGCCAGATAGACCCGTCTTCCATTGCTTCAATTTCCCAGGTAAGTTCTTTGTAATCTTTGAGAAATTCTTTTTCACCCTTCTCTAATAATGGTACAACTGTTTTAGCAATTACTGAGCAACCAGTAACCCAATCCATTTGCATTCCTTTAGAAGAAAGAGAAGGATAGGAGGGGTGAGTAAGTAAAAGGATAGGAACCGAATACTTAACGCCCCATTCTGTGTCTACCGTTTCTGGCGAATCTAGGAAACGTAACGTCGCCTTTTCACCTGCTAACAAGCCCTTCATTTTTGAAGGAGATCCAAAATTATATTTTGACTCACTCATATTAAAAAAGGTGGGACACCCTATAAATAAAATACTAACATACTCAAAAAAGAGTAGGTTATAGTTAAATAGAGTTACTCATTGTTGAGTATATGGTCGCCCGAAGAAAAGCACCAAGACGTAGAGCGAAGAAATCGTTTAACGTTAGTGCAATAGAATTAGGAACAGCATTAAGTTTAAGTCAATCCACAGGAGCTGCAGCAGCAGTTCAGACAGCATTAAGTGGGAACCTTTCAGGAGCTATAGACGGTTTGTCTAAATCAGTAATGAGTAACAAAAATCGCATTGTAGCTACGCTTGGGTCTGCATTTATCGCTAAGGCATTAACCAAAGGATTTTCTAGCGGAACGTTAGCAAAACTTGGACCTATCAGGATCAAGGCTTAAAGGAGAAATAAATAACGATGGCATATTATAGGACTCGCGAATCAAGCATAACTGCCGCTGATTCCATGACAGCATTAACATCACTTTATGGAATCTCAACCAGTGCCAGTATTCAGGTACCAAGTGGAGTTTCACAAATTGTTGGAATAATCTTCTGTCTCACAAGACGGAGCAACAGCCGGTACAGCAACCTTTGCAGTGCAAATATCTGGGGATGGACTATCTCAAGGTCAAGAAACACTAACAGTAGGAAGTGCAACCAATGTAGGAACTGAAACATCCGATGGGCAAACAAACGCACCATTTAGTTTAGATGTAGCAATTCCCGTAGTAGCTTCTAATCAAGTCTCACTGGCTGGAGCTATGGATGCAGATCTAGGAACTGCTCAAATGGCAGTAACTCTTGTTTTTGCATAGATAACTATGACAGAAAAGAGGAAGGCATACGCCCCTTTCTCATTAATTACAGAATCGGGTGTTGCAAATGCACCCGTTGAAGGTTACATTGATGTTGACCAACTAATACGACCTACAGTAAGTACAGGAACTGTTGATGAGGATGGCACATGGGTTGGTGTAAAGTCTAGCGATGCTGAATTTTTTGGTTTTACTAAACATTTAGCAGTAGCTAACGGTGCTACTGTATTAGCTCCTGCTAATGGTCAAATCGACCATATTGATATGACTGGCTTTACTGATATACAATTGGCAATTAAACCAAGCAATGGCGGTAATTATGCAATGACCGCAGTTATGGGGCCAGATAGTGAAACATATGCTAACTTAAGTCCTGTTAACGCTGCAGCAACACTACGCGGAACCTTTGGAGTTGCAGACCCAGCGTATATTGTAGAACTAATAGCAGACAGTGTGGAATCTTTAACTGCAGATGTATGGAATATATTCTATTTAGGAACTAGATTACAAAATCAAAAGCTATTACAATTTAAATTAGTAAACAATAGTGGTGGTAATTCAGACATAGAAGCCGCATTCTTGAGGATAGTATAATGCCAAAGAAACGAATGACTAAAGCACAAGTAAAACGCAAACTAAAGACTGTAAACAATGCAATGTATGATCTCTTTTTAGATAAGATGGGTCATGCTAATAGTGATGTGCCTTTTAGCACTCCTAAGTTATTAGAATTAAATAAAGC